CGTGATGATCTTACTTTAATATTCACAGCCCATTCAGAAAACACAGGAGATGCTGTTAATCCACATTGGACTCTGAAAACTGTTGGAAAGATGGTTCAAGAGAAAGTAACTCCTGAAGGTTTGTTTACTTATGTATTCTATGCTATGGCTATTCCAAATGGAGATACCATGGATTATAAGTTCTTAACCAATTCTGATGGAGAGCATGTGGCAAAGACTCCAATGGGAATGTATGATTCTTTATTAATAGATAATGATATGAGTGAGATCTTGAAAGTTATTGACAATTATAATAATGGTGATTAATGAAGTTATATAAAGTAACTGTAACAAATGAGTGGCTCGATGAAGAGACAGGAGAGATTATCAAAGAAACTAGAGAGTTAAAGGACGATTCTATTAAGAAGCCTCGTTCTTCTAGTTCTTCTTCATCTAAATCTAAAGTAGATGATAATCCAACTCCTATTCTTAGACTTGAAGATAACAAATATATTCTCACAACTGGTGCAACAGACCTTCTTGGTGTAGAAGCTGGAGATAAGATTGATATCAAATTCCAGAAAGTAGGAAAGCAAACAATTCCTGTAATTGGTTCTGATGAAGCATTTGGAACTAAGGGAGGAAATAAACTTACTAAGACAAATACAGTAAGTTGTCGTGGTAAGGCTAATGATGAACTACGTGCATTTGGTACTGAGTTTGAATTAGAAGCGCATCCTAGCAAAGATGGTTTGTTTATATTACGCGGAGAAACAACTCCTGATGTAACACCAGAAGCTAAACCTGAACCAGAAGATGAAGAAGACTTCGATTTAAAAGAAGATGTAGAAGATGAAGAAGAAGATACATTTGAAATTACAGAAAACGATTTCAGTTTTGATGATCTTTAATTTGGTAGATAATAATAGGTAAAATTTAAAATTGAATTAATATGGCATTGAATTTTGGTAATGTTGCTAGTATTAACACTAACGCAGGTGGTAATTATTTAAGAGCTTGGAATATTTATAACGATGTAAAGTTTGATGGTATTAGTGAGGAACTCACAGGTAAACGTCAAGACGGTGGTACTTGGAGAGCATGGGATTTCACATTCACTTGTCCTCAGGGTACATATAGAGAGAGAATTTTCGAACCTAATGAGCAAGGTCAGGAGCGTCGTACAGTAAAGAACGCTAACGGACACGAGTCTGAAATGCCTTCTGATATGGAGAGAGTTCTCTATTTTGCAGCTCAGCTTGTAGATACTTATGCACACGATAAGTATGACAAGTATGTAGCAGCTTGTGCAAAAATTAGCACATTTGATCAGTTCATCGCATTGTTACATAAGATTCTCGATGGATCTACAGTAACATCTAGTTTGTTACTTGCTGGTCGTAATAATAACGGAGCAGTTTATGCAGCTCTTCCTAACTTTGTTAGAATTAATAGTAAGACTGGAGAGGCATATACTTCTGAAAGATTCTTAGGAGATGCTCTTGGATTCTCTGCTTGGGAACTTCAGCAAAAGAAGGCTTATGAGAATGCTGCTCCTACAGCAATGAAGGATAGTGACTCTGTTCCTGAAGTCGAGAAGACTGATGATGATGACTTTAACGATTTGATGAACGATTTGTAATTCTCAAAGTAAATAACTATATTTGAGGTTACAGTTAAAATGATGTTATGGATTTTAAAATTAAACCTCAGATTACTAAAAGTTATTTACTTTCTCACTATTCTGAAGAAACGTATCTGAGTCACTATTTAAATCTTCCAGTAAAGAAAGGATTATTCAAAAATCCTTTAAGAAGAGATAACAAAGTGACTTGTTCTTTTTATAAATGTAAATCTGGAGATATACTATTTCACGATTTCGCCACAGGTGAACAGCTTAATTTCATTGGTGTAGTAATGTCTAAATATAATGTTGGATATTATGAAGCAATGAGTATTATCGCAGAAGACTTTGGATTAAAGGATTCTAAAAAAACTCCAAGAACTATCATATCAATTAGAGAATCTCCTAAATTTGAGGATTCGGGTCCATCAAAAATAGGAGTAGAAATCAAAAATTTTACAAAAGCTGAACTTGATTGGTGGAAGGAATACGGTATATCTCCAGAGATACTTAAAAAATATAACGTATATTCTTGTAAAAGTGTATTCTTAAATGATAAATTATTTACAACTAATAGTAAATTAACATTTGGATATTATGGAGGAAAGTTAGATAATATGGAATTATGGAGAATCTATTATTCACAAAGAGAAGAATATAGATTCTTAACCAACTGGCCGTCTAAAAAAGTTCAAGGATATAAACAGCTTCCAAAAGAAGGTAAATTACTAGTAATCACAAAGTCTATGAAAGACGTAATGTGTCTAGCGAGTTTTGGAATACCAGCAATAGCTCCAAACTCCGAGAACTTATTTATTAGTAATAAGATGTTAGAAGATTTAAAGTGTAGATTTAAATTTATTGTAGTATTCTATGATAATGATAAACCTGGACTTCGTAATATGATTAAGATTAGGAAAGAACATCCCGAATTATATTATTTCTGGATACCTTCTTCATATGGAGCAAAAGATATAAGTGATTTTTATAAAAAGTATAAAAGATTTCATACTTCGGAATTTATTAAAGAAAGTATATTAAAATTAAAATAGCAATGGCAAAACGTTAGAAAGAACTAAACACTTCTTGTCGTGCTACATTTAAAGATGGGCATACAGAAGAGTTTTCATCAATCGAAGAAGCTAGTGAAAAAACAGGATTGTCCGTAGCAAGTATAAAAATACGGTGCAATAAAAAAGGATGTGGTGGAAAAGATAAAACTACATTTGAATGGTTAGATGAACATACGAAACGATCTTACCAAGCAAAAAAGAGTAGAAACAAAGGTAGTGCTTGGGAATTAGAAATTGTGCATAAGTTAAATGAACTAGGGTTTGAAGTAAAAAATGCACGAGGTGAAAGTAAATTCTTAGATAATAGTAAAATTGATATTGCTGATATGAGAGGAGATTTACCTTGTAATATCCAAGCAAAACATTTAGCTAATACTCCAAGTTATTTTGCTATAAGAGATGCATGTCCAGATAAGGAAAAACCATTTTGTGTATTGTGGAAACAATCATCCACAGGCGAAGGTAACTCAAAGGGTTCAATCGCTATGATTCCATCGGATTTCTTTTTTGAATTATTAAAACTTTATTTAAATAAATGAACAAATATATTTGGGCAGATTATCACAAAAGTACAGGGTTTCCTGTAATTAAAAGTATTATTGCCAGAAATTATAACGAGGCTTTAGAGAAAATTGCTGAAATGTATGAGAACGAAATTGACGAAGAACTTCCGTTCGACGATTGGGATACTTTAGCAGATTCCCTTGAAGATTTCGATATTTCGTTAGGAGATAAACTATTAGATATTGAAGAATGTTAAGAATAGGATTAGATATAGATAATTGCATAGCAAATTTTGATGCTGGATATTTATCTAGGTTTAAGAAATGGCCTAAACATGATTGGGCTATTAGTAGAAATGTTGAACATATTTTAATTAAAGAAAGGGAGTTTTGGCTAGGTCTTCCAGTATTGAGAAAGCCTGATTTTACTCCTAGACTTTATTGTAGTTCAAGAGTAAATAACAAACGCTGGACTAAACAGTATTTGAAGGACAATGAATTTCCAAACGCTCCTTTATATCAAATTCCAGGATATAAATTGAGTCAAGCTCCTGTATTAAAAGGAAGAGTTGATGTATTTGTCGATGATTCTATTAAGAATTTTGAAGATTTAAATAGTCAAGGTATTCCATGTTTATTAATAGATAGTCCTCAAAATAGGAACTATAAAACTGAATATAGGATTTATTCATTGGATGAAAAGGAAATTGAATTAATGTATTTAAAAATGAAAGCTAATGAAACTAAGTGAGATTAAGATAACCCCGATTATTGAAAGTATCCAAATGTTAGATATTCCAGATGAAGAATATTTCTCAGAGAAATATGCTGGATATATCAGCAATTCTAGGCTAAAGAATATCGATCCTGACGAAGAAGGAACTCCTGAGAAGTTCTTTACAGAGGTTCCGAGATTGTACAGCGATAGCCTATATTTTGGAAGTGCTGTACACGAATTAACTTTACAGCCTGAGTCTTTCTATCTTGTTGATAGTGTAGACAGACCAACTGCGAAAGCTGGTTATATGGCTGATGAATTGTATAAACCATCCGGTATAACACCAACGGATGAAGAAATTATAGAAGCATCTAATAAGATTGGCTACTATAAAGATAAAATGAACGATAAGAGAATTACGGAACTTAGAAATAAGTGTAATAATTATTGGAGAAATAGAGCATTATATGAAGCTAAGAATACAGATGAAGAAAAGACTCCTGTTTATCTAGATCCAAAGTCTAGAGAGAAATTAAATGGATGCCTCAAAGCCCTTAATAAAAATAAGGAGATTCAAAAGCTGCTGCATCCAGAAGGTGTCGCTGAAGAACCTATTGTTGGAAATGAAACTGCAATATTAATGGATGTATTAGTAGAAGCTCCTGGAAATGAACCATTTATTCTCCATCTTAAGAGTAAACTTGATAACTATTCTATAGATAAGGAAAATAATACTATTACAGTTAATGATTTGAAGACCACAGGTAAGTATATTACTGACTTTGATAATGCTGTAAAGAAGTATCATTACTATAGAGAAATGGGTATGTATACTTGGCTTCTTGCTCTTTATTGTAAGCATAAGTTAGGTATGGAGAAACCGATTATCAAGAGTAATTTCTTAGCTGTTGAAACTTTTCCAGATTATTATACCAAAGTAAGTCCAATGACTGCTCAGTTGTTCAAAGAAGGATTTGAAGAGTTTAAGAAATTATTAAAATTAGTGGCATTTTATTGTTGTGATGGAAATGGATACGAAAGCTTCAGGACTAGCAGGGTGTTACAAACTGACATTCCAACAGAGGACTAATTTATATAAAAATCTATTTAGCTTAGGGTATATAAATTCAGATATTAATGAAAAATTAGCCTTAATTGCACTTATCGGATATACTGTGATGAAACTGAAGGAAAAGAAACCTGATGTTACATTTTATCAAGTTGTTCATAAATTAGCACAAGGTTCCGGTATTCCAGAAGAAGTTGAATGGGCAATTGCTATTGTGTCTGAAGACTTTTCTTATGGATGTAAGGATTTTCCAAAGTTTGGATTAAAAGATTCACAGATAGTTCCGAAAATTAAGGATATTTTCAAGAAATATATGCCTTTCTAAAATTCAAGTTAAATAGAAAATTTCTTTTATTAACACTTATTAACACTAGTTCGTTTGGATTAGGGTTAATAAGTGTTTATATTTGTATCACAACCTTCGAAGAGAAGGCGTAGGAATGAGATAATTGTAAATTTGCAGATAGTTTTTTGAATATGAATTAATGATTTTTTACAATTATGGAAACAAAGTTTTTAAATTTTAAGAAAGTAGAAGTAACAGGCGCAACAAAGGAAGAAGCATTAGCAAAGGCTCCATTTCAGGTAATCGGTGATGCAACCCAGGCTTATAAGAACTGGAAGAACAAGCAAACCACAGGTGTAACAGAAGCTATGACTAAAGAGTTCATGCTTGAGTATTTACAGAAGAAATCTAAGAGTGCCGCAGGTGTTGGTTATTCAATCACAATCGAGGCTGCTGTTCCCGATACAAGAGAGCGTCCTTACACAATCAAAGATGTAAAGAACGAGCAGGGTAAGAGAAAGTATAAGACTACTTATCAGCTTGTAGATAAGGCTTCTGGCGAAATCATTGCTTCCACACAGGAAACTAAAGCCAAGGCTAAGGAGATTGCAAAAGACCTTTACAAGAAGAAGGGTTATAAAGGTAATATTATCTGCACCTATACAAAGCAGGTAGCTGAGGGAGAACCTGTAGCATTTGAGGTT